AAAAAAAAACCGACTCAATGCCGATGGTTCGTGTCCCGACCCGCCCGCATGGAGCCGCTCCGCATTTACGGAATCACTGCTTCACACATTTTTCCGAAATGTATGCATACAGGGATTTTTCCCCGACGTTCGCCGGCTTGCTTTTTTGCAAAAAGCGGATAAGCAGGGCAGTGAGCATCCACCCGAGCATTGTGCCCGCAAGGTTGCAGATTATATCCGCCGTATCGATATACCTGAACGAAAACCCCTGTATCGCCGCAATTGCCAATTGCAGCAATTCTGTCGCCGTTCCGAAAGCCGCACCCGCAGCCAACGCGTTTTTCCACGTTGTTTTCTTTCTTATCAACGTGATTAAAACTCCGAACGGAACTGTCATTGCAGCATTCCGAATATCATCCGCCGTTATCCCGTCTTTGAACGGAACAAGCACTATGCAGTCGGTAATCTTCCACCCTTCTTCCGCAAATATTGCTCTGATTGTCGGGCTGAACCGTATCGGAAAAACGGTTATCGATGCAGCGCACATCAGGTATACGGTAAACGCCGCTCCGAAAACATATTTCCAAATACTTCCTTTCTTAACGGCAAACGCCGTCAGCCATATTGCCGCAGATAATATCAATATTATAATAAAATCAATAAGGTTCATGTCAGCAAAATCAGTATGTCACGGTGATTTCTCCGTCCCCGGTGTGTTTCCGGCAATCCGAAACAGCCGTTTTCCCGAAACGAGCAATGTCCGCGAACAGTTTTTTAAATTTTAATTCAGTTTCCCATTGCAACCCTTGCCGCAAGCAGTGCATCGGGAATGCCTATGCTTCCGTTTCTGTCCGCATCAGCAAGCCTGAGGGGAAGCTCTCCGCCGAGTTCCATTGCGCAGCGCATGATGAGCAGTGCGTCCGCCATATTTATCGCTCCGTCCTCATTAACGTCACCCGCAAAGCAGGCGGCTGCGCGGATCCCGTCCGAAAGCTGCATTTCCCTTTCGGTTGAAAGAAGCTGACCGTCCGCATAATCCGGATGATCGAAGTTATGCCTTCCGTCACCTGCCGACCGGGCAAAAAAGCCTCCGGCTTTTCCGCATCAACGGAGCTCAGCTCCGTATCCGCCGCCGCAAAGTTCGGGAAAACGCAGGCGAAAAGCATAATTGCACTTATCGCCGCAGAGAACAGATGCTTAAGAGTTTTTTTCATGGTTTTCTCCCTTCCGAACCGAATCTCACGCAAAATGCATTAATTTTTTTCGTTCATGCACATTATATCATTTTTTCGGGGGGGCGCAACAGCTAAGTCAAATATATTTTTTGTAATCGTTTTCGAATCGCAGAAGCCGCCTCACCTGAATGGAAAGTGGGAAGGGGAACGCAAAGAGGGGGTGCGGAAGGTGGATGGAGGATTGTGGAAGGGGCGCCGCCGTTGAGTAGCTGACCGCTCGCGGCATGGAGTATCAATCCCCGCGATGGGGGCAATAGAAAACGCAAACAGCAAAATATTATTTCACAATATATCAATCCCCGCGATGGGGGGCAATAGAGCGCGATACTGCTACTCAGCCGGAGGCGGATCTATCAATCCCCGCAATGGGGCGTACGCAAGAATTACAACTTAATGTCAACAAACCAAATATTTGACTTAATTCAAAGTTATTTTTATTTATATTAATGCTTTATTTGTATTTCTTATTTTAGTTGCATTGTGCGCATAAGCTGTTATTGTATGTAAATTAAGTGACTGATAAAGGATAAAAAAGGATGCTATAGCTAACAATATAGCCTACAGCATCCCACCGTGCGTACGGGCAAGCTGTTCCGCTGCTGTGCAGCTGGTTCCCCGTTTTCGCACTTGACTTTTGTCTCCTGCCCTGATATAATCAAGGGGCGATACAGGCAGGTTAATCGCCCCTGTGTTGCTTGGACCCGGCAGTGTTTACATTAGGGTATGTGCACTGCCGATTTTTTTACTGCGTGATATAACGTATGCAGTCGATGATATCTTGGGCATCAAAGTCCCGAGCACTCATCCACTCGATGAGTCTTGCGATCAATCGCTTCATCTTCATGCTCCTCTCCTCCTCCTGCCAGATTGTGCTTTCCTGAGCACAAATTAATTATACAACACTTGGTTAATTTTGTCAAGCGTTTAATTAATAAATTCTAAATATATTTATTAATTTCAGAGCCTTGCTGCCGGCACAACGGCTACAAAAAAGCACCCGCCTTTCGGCAGGTGCTTTCCGGAGCAGAACTCCGACGATTTTCGCCCGATTTGATTTAATCAAGCGAAATTTCGTTTTCGTTTAAATCCACACACCCCGTGCCGAAGTCGAAAAAAGATCTTTATCAGGATCACCCCCGCAAATGCGGGGAAAGTCAACTTGTCGCACGTGGTGGACTTGACCGGGTCATTGCTGACCACGCATATATGATACCACCGTGCCGGCTGTGCGTCAATACATTTTTATGTACAGGTGGAATATATTAATTTATTGGGTTGTTTTGGTTGGGGTTTAACGTGTTTATGGCATCCAGCACGGCAGACTCGTCGGGGTGGATATATCTTTGGGTTGTCGTTATCGTCGCGTGGCGCATGATGCGCTGGATGACACTTGGGGCTATCCTTGCGCCGACAGCGCAGGCTGTAGCCGTAGTATGACGGCATGAGTACGGCGTAAGCCTTCGGCATCCGCATCTTGCGATGCAAGCGTAGTATGCTTTGTAAAACGCTTCTTTTTTGCCTGCGCACGTACCGCACAGCATGGGCGAGTCGCCCGCATAGTCCATCAGCGCCTGCACGACGGGCATCAAAAAGTCAGCTATAACGATGGGTTTTTCTTTGCGTTCGTTCGTTTTTAGGCCTGCACCGATGATCTGATGACTATCAAGATGTACCATATCTTTACGACAGTATATCAGCTCGCCGGGCATCATGCCCGTGTAAATCATCAGCAAGATATATCCTGCCCATGTGTCGCCTGCATCGTATCCCCGCCATATAGCACAGATTTCCTCATCTGTAAACGGAGTTCTTTCTTTTTCATTTCGCGGCGGTAGTGTGATGAATGCCGCCAAATCCCTCTCTGCCCACCCTTGCACAAGGGCAATTTTGTACATATGTCTTAAGATAACTTTTATGTCTCGCGCGCAGTAAAACGTCAAGCCGTCTACCAGCCCTTGCAGGTCTGCTATGGTCACGGCATCGATGCGCGTATAGATCATATCGCCGAGCCTCTTTAGGGCAGTGCGATAGCCGCACTGCTTTGATGCGCTGAGCTGCCTAAATTTTGTCTTTTCGTATTGCTCCCACAAATCGCCAAAAGTTACATGCTTTTTGGGCATGGCTGCATTCGCTAACTTCTGGCAAAATTCCAAAGCTTCACGCTTTGTTTTAAATCCGCCTTTAGTGCGGCGGACCTGCTGCACACGGCCCGTATCCGGATCGCGCTTGATGCCGACGGTCACCTGCGCCGTCCACGTGCTGCCGCGCTTGTACGCCGTGCCGGTGCCGTTGGGACGCGTGCGGGGGCGCGTTTTTTTTGACGCGGACTGATCCGCGCCGCAGGCTATGCAGTATCGGCCATCAGGCACATCTTTTTTGCACTTTTTGCAAATCATAACTTTTTACCCCCAAAAACATTTTATATCTTTTTTTGCTGCTTTGCAACTGCAAATCCGTACCATATATTACCACATGACATTCAGTGTTTCCGCATGTATAATCACCCGTGGAGGTGATATATATGGACTATGCAGATTATAGACAATCCCGTGATATGACATGGCGGCTGCTGCTAAAGCACGATGTCACTGCCCTGCCCGTCAGGGTCGGTGCGATATGCCGCGCCGAGGGGCTGACAGTCATCAGCTATCACGATGCGGATCCGCTGATCCGGCAGTACGGACTGACCGAGCACGCGGCCGAAAACGATGGTTTTACTCTGGGTAAAATCATATTTTATGATAATACTCGCTGCACGCCGGAGCGGCAGCGGTTTACCATCGCGCATGAGCTGGGACACATCATGCTGCATCACAGCGGCAAACTCAAAAATCGCGAGCCTGCTGACGGCGATGCGGCTGTCGAGCAGGCTGCAAACGTTTTTGCTTCGCGCTTACTTGCGCCTGCATGCGTACTTTGGGGCTGTGGTGTGCATACCCCGGAGCAGATCGCGGCGCTGTGCAGCATCAGCCTTCCGGCAGCACGCTTCCGCGCTGCCCGCATGGCGGAGCTGTATGAGCGCGAGCGAGCTTTTTTGATGACCCGCGGGCGGAGCTGTTTTTTGCTGTCGCCGCTTGAGCGGCAGGTATATGAGGCCTTTGCCGACTATATCGCGGCGCATCGGCGCAGTCGCTGATACGGCCCGCATCCGTGCACAAAAAGCGTCCCGGAGCACATCCGGGACGCAGTGAAGACGTTTAATCGGCGTCGGCCTCCGTCTCCGCCGTGAATATATTCGCAACCGCACTATACAGCTGCCGATCGTCAAAATTATTTGAGTGCACACGCACTATGACGCGCACATCGGGCATCAGGGGCAGGATCTCCGGCAGGTCATCCCTGCCGATGTTGCCGATGCAGCCGTACTGTGTGACGACATGCAGTGCCGGCTGCCCCTGATAGCTGTACCTGCGCAGTGCGCCGGGGACATATCGGCTGTCAGGATCATCATCCAGCACACCGCCGCACGCGAAGGCTTCGCGAAGCACCGCCTGCCGGTGCGGTGCCTTAGGATCGTCATTGGGAAACGACACGCCGACAACCTTCACGGCAAAGGCAAACCCGAAGCGCTCATCCGGATCGAGGATCTCGTCCTCACGCAGCGGCGCATCGGATTTTTGTCCGCCGTCCGAGGCGGCTGCGGCTGCTATGATGATGCCCAAAAGCGCGAGCAGTCCGACCAGCCAAAAAGCCGTTTTTGACATCATGACACCCACGACTATGATGACCACCGCCGCAAGACCGCCGAAAATAAGCAAAGCTTTTTTGCTGTCGTTCATATATTTCTCCTTTTTATAAATCGTCCGTGTTTCCGCCGTTTGCGAGGACCTGCGCAATTTTTTCAATTTCTGCTATTCTGTCCGACGGCATTTTTATTTTTGTCGTCTTCCCGTCTCTGTGAAAAACAATCATATCATCATCTATGGTGATGTCAGCAAGGTCCTCCGAGGTCAGTCCGTCCGTATCGCGCGGCGGCGTCACTATATCCGTCTCTCCGCGCAGATACTCGGGCGTGGTGCCCAGATCGGCCGCGATAGCTTGCAGATACTCTTCGGGCATATCCCGATCCTTATATCTGACGTCTTTTATATAACCTCTTCCTTTACCTATCAAATTACATAGATGCGTCATACTTTTGCCTTGCTTTTTAGCTAACGCGACGATCCGGGATGTATCCATGACTCCTCCTAAAAAATATATCTCATATTTGTGCGCTTAAGCCCTTGCAAATCGCCCAAAAGTGCGATATAATATTACTGTCAAAAAATGACAGCAAAACGCCCGACAAAATTTTTACGGTGTGGCAACCTTATTATACCAGTCCGGCGCGATAATGTCAAGAATTGACAATGCAAAAAAGCGAAGAAAAAGGGAGAAAAAATGACAGGAACGGAAATAAAAATGAAATTGGTCGAGCTGGTGCTGTCCACAGCGTGGCTGCGCCGCCGGCTGGAGGATGCCGGTGAGCCCGTGCCGCACACGGTACTGTGCAACATCCTGCGCGGCAGTCGGACAGGCCCGCAGCCTGACCGCGTGCTTGCAAAAAGTGAGCAAATTCTGAATGATTACGTTTCAAAGATCGGAGGTGACGCGCAGTGACAGCAGCATCGCAACTTGACGTCATAAAAAATGATGACAGAATTTTTGTCACTGTAGCGGACATTGCGCCGATCCTTAAGGCCGATCCGCTCTACCTGCGCGAGACAGCGCGGCAAGCGCCGGAGGCTCTGGGTTTTCCGGTCTGCGTTGTCGGCAGACGCGTAAAAATCCCGCGCGTGCCTTTCTTGCGTTTTTGCGGGGTTGACGACTAAAAAAATGTGCCCTGCGCCGTGTTTATTACACACGTTCAGATGTTCGGGACCTCCTCCTTATCCGTGCCGCCATGCGTGGCGGTACGGCGCAGGGCATACCCACAAATAAATAAAACGAGAGGTAAAACGAGGTAAAACATGGAAAAGAAACTTGCAACGAAAAAACGTTTGTTCGCGCCGTGCTCGCACTGCGTAAATGAGTGCACGCATCAGCCTATACAGGTGCTGATCGTGAAGCCGCACCTTCGTCCGTACGGTGCGACCATCTGCCCGAGCCTACGGTCTATGCAGGACATCGTCGGCGGCTACATCCAGGTGGTCCATGACGGGCTATTAAAAGATGATGCCGTAATAGTTTGCAATGAAGAGGGCAAGAGCGCCTGCGTTGAGCGTATGGATTTCATCCCTGCCGCCATGCGTGGCCTGCCGGCAAACCGCGCTTTGCGCGACAGCAGAAGTAAAGTGCAAGACGTAATATGCGGAACGTTCATGGTCGTCGGCACTGCCGGCGAGGATTTTACAAGCCTGACCCCGCAGCAGTTTGCAGACTGGAAGGACAGGTTTTTATATCCCGAAAGGTTTATATATTTCAATGGCAAAATCGTCGCAGTACCTGTCGCCGACGGAAGCGCTGAAACGGGGGATGAAAAGCATGAGTAAGTGTAATATATATGCCCGCATAACGACGCGGACACTGGTTGATGCAGCGCGATACTGCTACTCGGCCGGAGGCGGATCCTGCAAGGGATGCCCGCTTTGCGACATTTTCCCGGGCTGCATCGAGCACGATCTTGCGCTCGAGCTTGCGGATCGCATTGAAGCCCTTTTGAGGTGCGACAAAAAAAGCGCAGACCCGGAGCCTGAAAATGAAAATGTTTGAAATTTTTTTGGCGTCCATTGGGTTTTTATTCGTTTTTTATCAGCTTGTGGACTTTATCGTTTGCGACTCTACGGGCGACGAGCCTGAGCAGTGGGAATGTTGGGTGCTTACGATAGGCATTTTCATTCTTATCATCTGTGTAGTAGTATCAATCATCAGGTAATATAAGGAGACACAAAATGACAGTAAATTTTTGGTGCGGATTTGTGGCCTTTATGGCTGTATATTTCGGGTTTGTTCTGTTTGTTTTATATGACAGCACAGGCAGCGAGCCTGAAACAGTGCTCGACTGGATACTAATCGTGGTTGATATTTTGTGTGCTGTCGTTGGCACGATATTGGCAATTGTCCTGTAATAAGGAGGGAAAATGAATTATTTTGGAATGTTTTTTAGTTTTTTCCTGCCCGGCCTCATCATCGGGATGTGGCTCGGCATGGGCGCAAAAGAAGGACGGAGGAAGACAAAATGAAAAGTGAATGGAGGGTTACATGCAACTACATTTGCGGAGGTCCCGTTTACAACGTATACAGGCTGCGGGACCGCACAGATGTTGACCACAGCGGCAACCGTGAGTACGTTGATGACAGGATAATGCGTGCGCTCGAGCGCATGATGCAGCGCAAGCTTGACACTGCAACCCCGATAGACATGGTGGCCGCAGCCGACCTGCTGAACGTTGTCAACGAGGTTTTAAAATGAGTAAAAGTTCAGGCGGAGCGTGCGCAAAAACAAAAAGTCGCACTACGCTTTGTTGGAACTGCCAGCGGGCAGCCGGATCTGTCGCGCAGCGGTGCGAGTGGAGCCGAAGCTTCCGACCGGTTCCGGGGTGGATCGCGCTCCCCTCGCCAGTGACTGTGGGTACCGGCGGCGGGAAGCACACGGATATGAGCTACCACGTGATACGCTGCCCGCAGTTTGTGCCGGATGAGCGCATCAAGCGATGCCCGCAAGCGCAGCGGCATGGCTGCATCGAGGGTGCAACACGACTTTGCGATTCGTGCAGATACTACACGATTAAAAACAAAGGCAATTATTAATTTGCTATCGCTGCTGCATGGCGGCAGATAGATTCCCGATGCGGCAGGTGTTGGCGCACAAAAAATGACGAAAGGATAACCTTACGGTCATCGCCGCATCGGGACTACATAAGGCAAAAGGAGGACATTATGGCATCAAAAGTGCGGGCTGCATCGTCAGTCATCAGGGACAGTAACTATGTGGTCATCCAGGGGTGGATGATCACGCGCCTGGGGCTAAAGGGTAATGAGTTGATAATATATGCCGTGATATACGGCTTCACTCAAAACGGCGAAACGGAATTCGTAGGAAGTATGAAATACTTGGCGGACTGGACTAACTCGACGGTCGAATCCGTGCGAAAGTGCATAAAATCACTCATCGATAAAGGATATATTATAAAGTCACTGGACGGCAGCGGGGTTAACGCTTACAAAGCCGTCCTTTCGGCAGTTTATCCACATGAGGATAAAACTGTGGATAACTCAGACAACAGCATCGAAAGACCTATACAACAAAGTTGTATGCCTATGCAACAAAGTTGTATCGACCATGCAACAAAGTTGTATCGACCATGCAACAAAGTTGTATCGACCATACAACAAAGTTGTATCAATAATTATATTAATAATAATAACATAGATAATAAAGATACACATACACCGCCATGCGGCGGAGAGAGTGCGGATGACGCCTTCGAGCGTCTTTGGGCGCTGTATCCGCAGGCGCGGAGACAGGGCAAGCAGACCGCAAAGCGGGCTTACATGGCGGCACTTAAGCGCGGCGTGCCGGCGGAGCGCATCGAGGCGGGACTGCGCCGGTATGCAGACTATGTCACGCAGGCGCAGGTCGAAGACCGCTACGTCATGCAGGCTGCGACCTTTTTCCGCGGCGCACGGTGGGACGATGAGTACAGCACCACAGCGCCGAGGCAGCAGCAGTCACAGCGGGCGCAGCGAGCAAATCCCGCGCTAAATTACAGACAGCGCACATACACGGCTGACCAGCTGCGTGCTATGGGTGTGGACCTTGGTGATGACATGTACGATGACTGACAAGATTTACAATTCGAAAAATACAGAAGGGGAAACAAAATGGAAAACTACACACAGGAACAAGTTGATGAAATATGCACTCAGCATGAAGCATGGTTGAAGGATTGGCACACAGGCAGGCGCGCCGATTTCAGCGGAGCAAACCTCCGTGGGCTCTCTTTGGAAGGGAGGATCCTCAAGGAGGCAAATTTTAAAAATGCGGACTTGACTGGCGCATTTTTAAGGTCGGCTGATTTCAGCCACGCCAATTTCGAAGGGGCGAATCTCACTTTCGTGAGAGCGTCATATGCAAAATTTAACGACTGCATGGCGGACCATGCATGTTTCGAAGAAGCCAGACTGACAGGCGCCTACTTCAAGGGGGCGTCGCTCCAGCGGGCTTCCTTCCGGGATGCGACAGTTAACTTTGCGTCCTTTGCGGAGGCAAACCTGTGGAGGGCGGACTTTATAGATGCAGTAACCGGCGGCGTAATCTTTGCCCGCGCGAACATCGATTTTGTGGCTTTAAATTCCGGTATTGCCGGAAACAACTTCGATGATAGGCAGATTGCCGAGTTTGCCTATCATCTGTGCACTGCCGTCCTTGGCGGTCACACAAACAGCCCTGAGGTGAAGGAAGAAGTACGAAAAATCTTAAACCTTGCCAACAGGGCAGCGTCGGTGAAGGTCTTCGGACTGGTGCAAGAGTACAGAAATGGACAGTATGTGACAGCAAAGGAGAAGGCTGAGTAAAATGAAATTAATATGCAACCAACCGCAAAGGAAGAACGGCTGACACGATAGGCAAAAGCAAAAGCCCTTTACGCCAAGTTGGACGTAATGAAAGATTTCACGGAATATCGAGGGCACGTGACGCGCAAGGGCGTTGACGTTTTTGCGGGCGTGTACGATGACGATTGTCCAGATCTTGCGCGATTGGGGTTAGAGTATTACTACTTGGAAGAATAAGGAGCAATCAATGACGGCAAAAGATTATCTAAGGCGCATCCGGCAGCTGGATGACGCTGCATCGGCCGCACAGCTTGAGCTGGAGCGCATCGAAAGCACCGTGACACGCGTCACGGCGTGCCACAAACGTTTTTTTGCGGGCAAGGGTACAGATGATGCCGACCGCATGGCAAACGCCGTAGAGAGGCTACAGCGTGCCCGTGAGAGGTGCAATCAAGCGATAGATGACTATGTGGACTATCGCGACCACTGCCGCGAGCTGATGGACATGCTCCAAAGCCCGCTGCACCGTGCAGTGCTGATAGGGCGATACATCGCCTACCAGCCGCTGGACAAGCTCGCGGAGACACTGCACTACTCGGCGCGGCAGATCGCCTATATCCATGGCGGAGCGTTGACCGAGTTTGCAAAAATCATTGATGACTAAAGACTGCATGTTTTTGCATGTTTTTGCAGTTTGTAGTGTGGTATAATGCTACCGTGGGAATTTGCAAAAGAGATTTTCATGGTTACCTCCTTTTCGGCGCGGACGGGCAGGCATGTGCTGTATGTACTGCTGCCCGTCTGCTGCATCGATGGGCGGTGTGCCGGACTAAAATTGCCGGCGGTTGAGGATGGCGGGCAAAAAAAGTTGTGTCCCATAATTAAATCGCAATAAAAGCAAAACGAAAGGAAAGAAAAATGATGAATCAAAGTCGTTCTAAATCCGCATTGTTTTGGATAGGTCTGATATCTGCGGTGTACACTGCATTTGTCAGTGCCGGTGTTACTGCCGGCGTTGCAATGCCGTGGTATATCGGCGCTGTCGGCGTTGCACTGTCCGCCGTGCTGACATACTGCAACGGCAACAATCCGTCCATCGCAGACAGGTACTAAAAGACATCTCCCGCAGGCCTCTGCCGGCGCTTCGCCGTCATGCACACTTGCGGGCGGTCTGCTTAAAAAATGCGAAAAACATGCAGATATTGCGGCGGCACACATGCGACCAGTGAGACCTGCCCGCAAAAACCTATGGCGCAAAAATATGTGCGCAAAAAAATCCGCCGAGATGTGGATGCATTCCGCAGTACGGCGGCGTGGACGGCGAAATCCGCTGAGATCCGCGAGAGGGACCTGTACTGCTGCCGCCTATGTCTTGCCGAGGGCAGGATCACTATGCGCGACCTTGGTGTCCATCACATAGTCCCACTCATGGCGGATTTTGATAAAAGGCTTGATAACGAGAATCTTATCACGCTTTGTGCATCACATCATCGACAGGCGGATGCGGGGCGGATCCCGCGCGCGGAGCTTGCAGCACTGGCAGCACAGCCTGCAATGCTCGGGCAAAAGCAGCATCCCCCCGGGGGTAACGCGATCCTCTCACGCAAAAAGGCAAGACCGCCGTGCAACCCCGCTGCACACAAAATCCCCGAAATCGATTTTTAACCCGCCCCGCGAAACCGAGGCAGAAAGGATGACTGCATGGCACGACCGGCAAAAGCTGTCAGCACGCTGAGCAAAAAATTGTCGAAAGAGGATGCGGCCGCACGCGAAGCGGCGGAAGCTAAAATAAGCACCGGCGAACCGCCGACCCCGCCCGACTACCTGACCGATGCGCAGCGGGAAATTTTTGAGACCGTCTGCACCGATCTGAAAGAAAGCAGCATCCTGTGCAGCATCGATAATTACGTGCTGGCGAATTTTGCGATTGCGGTTGACCGCCTGCAAAACATCGAAAGGTCCATAAACGCGATGCCGGAAAAAATGCTTGAAAAATCGGTCATGGCAGCAAAAGACAGATATACAAAGGATTTTTTCCGCGGGTGCAGTGAGCTGTGTTTGAGCCCGCAAAGCAGGGCAAAAATGGCACTTGCAAACGCAAATGCCGAAAAAGAAAAGAGCAATCCGCTGCTAAAGATCATCGAGGGGCTGAATGATGACGGCGAAGACCAGCAAGAGCTTTGAGCGGGCCCGTGGCTACTGCGAAGCCGTCGTGGGCGGAAAAATGGAAGCGCCAAAGTATGTAAAACTGCAATGTGAGGATTTTTTGAAGGTATGCAGCGGAGAATCCGAAAAGTACATGATAGACATGCGGCGCGGCCGTGTTATCGACCAGCTGACAAAGCTGATGATAATGCCTAAAGGCCTTGCCGCGGGCAAAAGCGTATATGAGTGCACCGCTGATTTTCAGTGGTTTTTTTACTTTACACCGTTGTGCGTTGTTTACAAAAATGAGAGACTGCGCAGGCGATATGAGAGCGTGATATTGGAGATAGCCCGTAAAAACGGCAAGACCTTTATGATAGCTGTCGTTTTCATCCTGCTGTTTTTCCTCGAGCCGCGCTTTTCGCGCTTTTTTTCGGTGGCACCGGATGGGAAACTGTCGAAAGAGCTGCACGGCTCAATCCGCGAGATCGTGCGGGCAAGCCCCGCACTTCGCGATGCGTTTAAGCTCAAGAGAGACGAAATCGTCTGCCCGGTGACGGATAATGTGTACACTCCGCTTGCGTACTCGAACGACCGTTTGGACGGCAAACTGCCGAACGTTTTTTTGATTGATGAGGCGGGTGCGCTGCCATCGACATACGCCATCGAGGCTATGCGATCCGGTCAGCTGACCATCCGCAACAAGCTCGGCTGCGTCATATCCACAAAATATCCGCGTGAAGAAAATCCTTTTGAAGAGGAAGTTGCGTATGCAAAGCGCGTGCTTGACGGCACCGAAAAGGACGAAACGTTGTTTGCTTTGCTGTTTGAGCCTGACAGCCCGAAAGGTTGGGAGACCGACACGGCTATACTCAAGCAGGCAAATCCGCTGAGCCTGACGGTGCCGGAGGTGTATGATGACCTGCTTAAAAAACGGCGCAGGGCGATAACCATGCGGTCGGCGCGGGAAAATTTTTTGTGCAAGCATTGCAACATCCTGTATCAGGGCAGCGCAACCGAAACCTATGTAGCGATAGATGACCTTCGGCGCGGCCGTGTGGACGCTATCGACTGGCAGGGACGGCGCAGTTTTCTTGGCATCGACCTTGCAATGACGGAAGATAATTGCGCGGCGGTTTTTATCAGCGAGAGTGCGGACGGCGGCCTTGACGTGCTGCCGATCGGCTACCTGCCGGAGGATCGCATCGCCGAAAAGTCGGCCGCCGAAAAGCTGGACTACCAGCGGCTGATTGAGGAGGGCTGCTGCTATCCATGCGGCGACCGAATCATAAACTACAACTTTATTGAGGAACATATTCGGAAAACGGCGCGAGAGCGGGAGATGGACATAGTCGGGTTCGGGTTTGACCGTTGGAATTGTATATCAACGGCGAATAAATTTGAAAATCCGACCGACGGCTATGAGCCTTGGATCGGCACCATAGTAGAGCAAAAAAGCTATGTGCTGTCTCCGGCGGTCAAGTATGTGGCGGAGCTGGTTGCGGAAGGCAAACTGCATTTTGCAGATAACCGGATGTTTGTAATTAATTTTGCAAACGCACGATGCACGTACGACACAAACCTAAACCGTTACATTTCGAAGAAGAAATCAAACGGAAAGATAGACATGGTGGCCGCGCTTTTAAACGCGGTTTTTGTATATCTGCAAGATAAAAATGAAAACGAGACATGGGGAGCGCAGATATGATAAAAAGCGCAAAATTTAATCCGCTGCGATTTTTGCGGGCGAAAGCCGAAAAGCGTGAGCTGTCGCCGGATCTGGATGATGTGCTTGCATCCGCGCTTTTGCGCGGTGACAGGATCACGGAGGCGACAGCCCGCGGAGTGCCCGCGCTGTATGCAGGTGTCAGCTTTATCGCCGGCATGGTGTCCATGCTGCCGGTGCGGCTGTACTCGGAGGCGGACGGCAAAACTAAGCCGCTGGCAGATCCGCGCACGGCACTGATAAACGACGACACGGGCGACCTGCTGGACGGTGTGCAGCTAAAGGCTGCGCTGGTCACGGACTACCTACTAAACGGCCGCGCCTACGCCTATGTAAGCTGGCGGCGCAACAAGGTTGAAAGCATACATTACGTCAAGCAATCTGAGGTCGGCTATCAAAAAAATGCCGACCCGATTTTTAAGACCGCAACCTACTATATCGGCGGGCGGCAAATCGAGGGCGAGTACCTTGTCCGCCTGCTGAAAGATACGCGGGACGGCGTGACGGGTGCCGGCATAGTGGACAGCTGCAACGCCTGCTTAACCATCGCCGCCGACCTGCTTAAGTATGAGGGTGTCCTGGCTAAAACAGGCGGCACTAAAAAAGGCTTCCTGAAATCGCAAAAAAGACTTGATAAAGATGCACTTGATGCAGTCAAAAAAGCATGGGCAAAGCTGTGGGGATCGCCCAACTGCGATGCGATGGTCCTAAACGACGGCATGGATTTCATGGAGGCTTCGGGCACATCGGTCGAGCAGCAGCTGGATGAGCGCAAGCGTAACAATTATGCTGAAATCAGCAAACTGTTAAACTTGCCTGCGTCCGTGCTGGACGGGACCGCAACTGAGGCAGTGTTTAGACAGGTTGTAAAGACAGCGGTTACACCTATAGTCGCCGCATTCGAAACAGCCCTAAACCGCGCACTTTTGCTTGAGAGCGAGAAAGGTAAAAAATACTTTTCGTTTGATATGAACGAGCTATTGCGCGGCGACATGAAAACACGATTTGAAGCATACAGCACCGCGATACAGAGCGGATTTATGACACAGGATGAGGTGCGTTACCGCGAAGACCTGCCTGAGTTGGGATTTAACCTGATTCGTCTTAATTTAGGCGATGTGTACTACAACCCCGAAACGGATGAAATTTACACGCCTAACACAGGCGAAACGATGAAGATAAAGCGAGGCGATGAGCAAAATTGAAAAAACCAATCACAACCGAAATCCGAGATGACGGCAGCGTCATCATCAGCGGATACGTCAACGCAGTCGAGCGCGACAGCCGACTGCTGCATGATGCAAGGCATGGCGATTTTTATGAGCGCGTTGCAGAGGGTGCCTTCGGCGCAGCGCTCCGCCGCGCTGAAAACGAAATCGAGCTAAAGCTTAACCATGACCGCGTCATCGGCAAACGAGGAAAAAATCTTGTGCTTGATGAGGACAGCATCGGCCTGCGCGCATCGGCAGCGGTCACGGATCCCGAGACCGTCGAAGCCGCCCGCGCAGGCAGGCTGACCGGATGGAGCTTCCGCTTTTACGTCCGCGCCGACGAGTGGACTGTAGAGGACGGCGTCAATCACCGCCGCCTGACGGATATCGACATAGATGAGGTGTCAATCCTGACAAAAATGCCGGCGTACAAAGCAACCACCGTGGACGTCCGCGCCGCATCCGGAGAGATCCGCGCTGCCGAGGTGCGCTGCACTGTCGCACCGGACAGGCTGTCCACGCTGATAAAGCAAATTGAGATAATAAAACTGAAAGGAAAATAAAATGAACGGAAACCTGAAAAAGATGCGCGAAAAGCGCAACGAAATAATCGCCGCGATGGAGGCTGTGGTAAATGCCGCCGCGGCGGAAGAGCGCAGCCTGACCGATGACGAGATCACTGCGTACAACGGCCACCGCGAGGAGCTGACCCGCATCGATGCAACCATCGCCGCAATCGAAAATGTGCGCAGCGCGGAGCGCGAGGAAGAGCATCAGCCCGAAGGTGACGAAAAACTGACGCCCGAAGAAAGGAGCTTTTTGGGCTATCTGCGCGGTGAGATCCGTGCAGACGTCAACACCACAAAAACCAACTCGGGCGCGGTCATCCCCACTACCGTGGCCGACCGCATCGTCGAGTACGTCAAAAACGTATCCCCCATCGCCGAGTATGCAACGCGCTATGAGGGTATCGGCAAAATCACCATCGCCTATGAGGACAGCACCAACGCGCTGTCCGCATCCTATGTGGACGATCTGACCAGTGCGGATGCGACCGCGCAAAAGCTGCTGAGCGTAACCCTTGAGGGCTACATGATCCGCGTGCCTGTAAAGGTATCGCAGCAGCTGCTGGACAACAGCCAGGTTGACCTGATCGCATATCTGGTGCGCCGCATCGGCGACACACTGGCGGCAAAAATCGAAAAGGAATTTTTGATCGGCACCAGCGGCAAAGTTGTTGGTCTCGCCGGGGGCGTAACGCAGACCGTGACCGCTGCAAGTGCGACAGCCGTCACCGCGGACGAGCTGATCGACGTGCAGGATGCTGTCCCCGATATCTATCAGGCTAACGGCATCTGGATCATGCATCCCAAAACGCGCACGGCAATCCGCAAACTCAAGGACAGCGAAGGCCGCTACTTGCTCAATTTTGACCTTAACGCAAAATGGGGTTACAGCCTGCTGAGCAAGCCCGTCTACGCGTCCGATGCAATGCCCGAGCCTGCGGCGGGTGCAAAAACGATTTTTTATGGTGACATGTCCGGACTTGCCTGCATCATCCGCGGATTGCGCGTAAAAGTCCTCAATGAGCGCTTTGCGGACGAAAACGCGATCGGGATTTACGGTTTCGCCGAAATCGATGCAAAAGTCGAGAATGCGCAGAAAATATCTGTCCTCACGATGAAATCTGCTACCTGAGGCTGAGCCGAGTGAAACTGAGCGAGCTGACCGAGAGGGACGTCGGGATCTACTGCCGCATCGAGGGAGAGGATGCGGCATTGGTCCCGGCGTACATAGATGCGGCAAAATCTTTTATCCTCCGGCAGACCGGACTGTCGGAGGATGAAGCGGATGCGCGGCCGGAGCTGACAATCGCAGCCTTGGCGCTGATCGGAGATTTTTACGAAAAACGCACTATGAGTGATGACACCGCAACCGAAAATCGCACAGTCGCGGCTATCATCGGGATGCACTGCCGGCATCTGGTCGCCGGAGACGGAGGCGAGGGATGAACCCGGGGAAAATGGACAAATGGTTGACGGTGACGGTGTATGATGCAACCGCCGGAGTGTACAAAAAAGTGCGCAATGCTTACGGCGCATATCAGTATAAATCGCGGGTTGTACTGTCGCCGCACTCGGCTGCACTGCCCGGTGCGGAAATCATCACGCGCAGGATCGGGACCGTGCGCGGCAGCGGCTTGACCATCGGCGGCAAAGATTATATCGTTGCGGATGTGGACGATACGGACCGAGGCAATCTGACTCTGACCGCGGCCGCCGTCCGGCTGCTGCCCTGCGAGGGCACGCGCACGGAGTCCGTCACCGGCACGCTTAATCGTGCCGAAAACAAAAAATCAGCACTGCCCGATTTTGTGGCAGTGCTGAGCGAAAAATACATCGTGCATGACCAGCAGGCAGCAAACGCCGAGCTTCGGACCGAGCAGGTGCTGATCACGGCAAAAGCGGTGGATCTGCGCAGCGGGGATGATGTCACGGTGGACGGCGTCGCCTACACCGTGATGACCGCGCACACGGCGGATGATGGGCTGAATGAATATATAGTTTTACGCGTGGAGGATGCGTGATGGCGGTAGAGATCCGAGCAGTGTCCGAGCAGATGGAAGCTGCGCTGAAAAGAGTGCCTGCACTGAGGCGGAAAGTTGTCGAGAGCGTGACGCAAAAAGTAAAGGCACGGCTGGATACAGAAATCGCATCCCGCGTCCGCGACACACACGGCAAAATCCGAGGATGGCAGGAAATCCGCATCGGCAGCAAAGCGGGGTATGGCGTAATCGCGCCTGTCAGGGACGGCAGCGGCAGGGACAGCCCCGGCGCAATCACGCGATACCTGGAGGTCGGTCACCGCATCCGCAAGCCGAAAAAAGCGGGGGCAAAGGGTTATCGACCGCGCATCCGCGTTGCTGCCGTTGCAGGGCGGTTTTTTTATAAATCGGCCGACGCGCAAAAGGAAGGCATAATAAATGCCGAACTGAAAAAGCTTGAAAAAGAGCTTGCGGAAAATCTGGATCTGGAAGGAAAAAACTGATGATAAGTGACAGCGATATGCTTGACGGCATCAATGCCGTGCTTGCAAAAACCTTTACAGACTATCGAGTGTACGTCAATTTGCAAAAAGAGGATTATGAGCGGCCGTCCGTGACGATCCTGTCCGGCAGCAAAAAAATGCAGCGAGAGACCCCTCACATCATCGCCCGCGAGGAAGAGTATGAGATCATCATAAAAATCCCGACTGACAGTGCGGGCATAGCACCGCTGACCGATATGCAGACAGTGCAGCACAAAGCGGCGGCCGCCTTCGCACTGCCGGTTGCGGTTGCGGACAGGATGCTTTTGCCGCAGGTCACGCTGGTGCCGATAGAGGACAATGCTTTCGCTGAAATACGTTTGAATTTCGTTTTTTATGATTCGCCCGTTGAGACCGCGCCGGCGGAAGACATGGAGCAGATAAACACCGCAGTTGCGGTAAAAATTAAAAACAAGGAGACTGTAAATGGCAATCCCGACTTTAAATATTACATTTAAGCAAGCAGCAAAAAAGACCGCTGCAAAGCTAACCCGCGGCACAGTCGCGGTTATCGTAAAAGATACTGCGCAAGCCCTTGCGGGTACGGTGGCGGAGGTATCCACGGTCGATGATATCCCTGCCGCACTGTCAGCGGACAACAAAAAATACGTCGAGCGTGCGCTTATCGGCGGCGACCAAAAACCTAAGCGCGTGTACGTCGCTGTCATGGGCAGCGACGGCACCTATGCCGCGACACTGGCAGCACTGGCAAAGTACAACTGGGACTGGCTGGCGGCGGACCCCGAGTGCAGCGCATCCGATGCAGCGACTATCGCGACATGGATCGCAACGCAGCGCGGCAAGGGCGCGGTGTATAAAGCCGTGCTGCCGAATAAGGCAGCCAACGATGCGGCGATCATAAACTTTGCCGCATCCGATATCACGGCGGAGGGCAGCACAGTGACGACCGCCGCTTTTTGCAGCCGCATCGCCGGACTGATAGCCGGTACGGGCATCGCGCAGAGTATCACCTACTATGTGCTGCCCGATGTGACGGACTGCGAGAGACTGACAGCCGACGAAATGAGCGCAGCTGTCGCTGCCGGTAAGCTCATCCTGATGCACGACGGCGAAAAGGTGAAAATCGTGAGCGGCGTGACCAGTCTTGTGCCCACAGGCGGAAAAAGCGATCCCCTGCAAAAAATCAAGACGGTCGAGGTTATAGACGCTATTAGGCGCGACATCACCCTGCTGGTGCAGGATGGGTATATCGGCAAACTGCCAAATACATATGACAACAAGTGCGTTCTGATCACAGCTATCCGCGACTACCTGCGCACACTTGAGGCGGAGGATGTGCTGGCCGAGGGCAGCACGGTCGAGATCGATGTAGCAGCGCAGCGAGACTGGCTTAAATCCGCTGGCGTGGACGTGAGCGACATGGACGATGATGCGGTTAAGACTGCCAACACCGGAACGCATGTATTTCTCGCCGTAAACATCAGCATTTATGACGTGATCGAGACAATCAACATCGAAATCACATACACGATGGAGGCATAAACGATGACAAAAGCAAAGTTTGACGCAAAACGCGTCATGAACGGCACGTGGGGCGAGCTGTGGATAGACGGCATCCTCGCTGCCGAGGTGTACAAAGTGCAGGCAAAAGAGTCATACAGCCGCGAAAACGTACCGATTTGCGGGTCTCTTACGGATGGCAAAAAGCTTACAAAGATAGAGCGCACAGGGTCCATCGGTATGCACCATGTCAATACCCGCATGGCGGGACTGATAGCAAATCGTATCCGCGCAGGCGAGGACCCTGCCTATACGCTGATATCAAAAATCGACGATCCCGACGCACTCGGCGCAGAACGCGTCGCCTTTACGGGGGTGCGCTTTGATGACCTGACGCTTGCCGACTGGGAGGCGGGGGTGCTTGGGAAAATCGAATCGCCGTTCTCTTTTGAAGATTACGAAATTCTTGATTCGGTGAGGTAAAAAATGAAAGAATCGAAAATCAACATTGTAGACCTTTTGCTAGCGCAGGATGCATCAAAGATCCGCGACCTGCCTACTGCGCAGATACGCATCACCCGCCTGTCAGACATCATCGGCGCAGATTTTTGCCTTGAGATCCGCGCACTGACCGGCGCAGAAATCGAGTCCATGCCCGACGGCATGGAGGGTATCGACCGAAAAATCCTGACGGCCGTCAAAAATTTTGATTTTACCGACGCGCAGCTGCGCGGAAAATTTACGCCTGATGGGCGCTGCACACCGCTGACGCCCACCGAGCTGATAGATGTACTGCTGCTGCCCGGGGAAAAAATCCAGATAGTACGTAAAATCAACGATCTCAGCGGCTACACCGATGACGCGGTCGAGGTAATCAAAAAAAACTGAAAACGGACCCGGAGCTGCTGCTTATGTATATCCTTTTTAGGGACAAGGGCATCTGCCCCGGGGACTACTATAAAAAATCAATGGGCGAAAAACTCTTGCTGGCGGCTTTTGTGCAGCAGATGTATGACGACAGGGAGAACTAAAAAATGTCAAAAACTGCTGAAACGTTATTTGTATTGCGTGACAACTACAGCGGTACGCTAAAAAACATCGCGCAGATACAAAAAAGCTTTACGAAAGACTTAGACGGTCTGCAAAAATCGCTGAAAGAATTGAATCGCGGTCGCGCTGAAATAAAAGTCGATGCGGACAAAGCGAAGCGCGAGCTTAAGGCTGCGCAAAAAGCCTACACCGACTACGGCGATGCAGCATCAAAAGCAGCGGCGCAGCAGGCGCAGGTCCGATGGGACGATGCGCAGCAGCAGCTAAAAGCCTATGATAGGCAGATCCGCGAGACCACAAAAGCGATGGAGGATCTGACAGGTGCGCAGTCAAAAGCTACTGCGTCCGCGGCAGCGTCCGAGTCGGCCGCACCCCCCCCCCCCCCCCCCCGCGGGGGGGGGGGGGGGGCGCCCCTGCCTTGGCACAATATTTGCTATGCGTCTTTTTAAAAAAGCTAAGAACAA